TAGTAACCAAAGGAGCCTCACCTGCCGAAACTCCTTCAAAGAGTGCAACTCCCGTGTTAACTCCAGGTCAAACTGGTTCTTGGGAAGATTTAGGTGGTCCAACTCCCCAAAATTATCGTCCCGATGACGATTCAGCAAAACTCAAGGATCCTGCCGCAACTCTTGCGCAAGTCAGAGATGTTGTAAATGCTAAGGCATCTGCAGCGGATTCTATGAAAGGTGTTAAGGAAGAGACTGAGGAAGATGAAGATCTTGTCGATGAAGATGAAGATGAAGATGAAGATGTAGTTGCCGAAGAATCTTGCGACGAAGGTCCAAAATCAAAGAAAGGTAAAAACAAAGAAGACAAAGAAGACGAGGACAAAGAAGAAGAAGAAATGGAGGAAGACTTTGACATCGAAGAAGATGTCAATGCTCTTCTTGCCGGTGAAGATCTTTCAGAAGAATTCCAAGAAAAGGCAAGAACAATCTTTGAGGCTGCAATCCGTTCTAAGGTTGCTGAAATCAAAGAAGAACTTCAAGTATCCTACGAGGAAGCACTCGTAGAAGAAATTGAAGCAATTAAAGAAGGTCTTGTGGATCGTGTCGATGCATACCTTGAGTATGTTGCTGATGAGTGGGTTTCTGAAAACGCACTCGCAGTTGAGCACGGTCTCAAAACTGAAATGACCGAATCATTCCTTCAAGGAATGCGAGGTCTTTTTGAAGATCATTATGTTTCAATCCCTGAAGATAGATATGATGTAATCGAGAATATGGTAGATAAACTTGATGAAATGGAAGGAAAACTCAACGAGCAAATTGATAGAAATGTTGCTCTAAACAGAAGATTAGCAGAGTCGGTTGCCGATGTAATTTTTGCAGATGTCTCTGAGGGTCTTGCACTTTCTCAGAAGGACAAACTCTCTTCTCTTGCCGAAAATGTTGAGTTTGATAGTGAAGCAAACTATCGTGAGAAACTGGTAACTCTGAGGGAATCGTATTTCCCAACATATACTAGTACTCAAAGAGATGACTCTGAAACCTTATCCGAAAGTACAGATGTTCAGTCCCAACAACCACAAGTTGATGGAAGAATGGCATCATACCTTCAGACTCTGGGAAGAGTCGCCAAACAGTGATTTTTAAATAATAGACAATCAAACAAAAACTTTTAACAAGGTAAAACAAATGCAAACATTCAACGCAGAATATTTGCAGGAGAAGTGGGCACCAATTCTGGACTATTCTGGAATGGATCAGATCAAAGATGCACATCGCAGATCTGTAACCGCTATCCTGCTAGAAAACCAAGAAAGAGAACTCCGCGAAGAGCGTGATTTCCTCTACGAATCTCCAACCATGAATACTGCTTCTGGTGCCAGTGGCGCTGGATTTGGCGGTAGCGCACAAGGATTCAATGCTGGACCTACAGCTGGTTTCGACCCCGTTCTGATTTCTCTAATCAGACGTTCAATGCCTAACCTGATCGCTTATGATCTGTGTGGCGTTCAACCAATGAATGGACCTACTGGACTCATCTTTGCGATGCGTTCACGTTATACCAATCAGTCTGGAACTGAAGCATTCTACAACGAAGCAGATACTAGATTCTCTGCTCAGAATGCCGCCGGTACTCTTCCATCAGGTAATGTTGGTTTCGGTACTACCGCTGCTCAGACAGGAAGCAATCCTAGCGTTCTTAACGATAATCCTGCAGGAACTTATAATTATTCTAGCGGTATGCGTACCGATAGTTCTGAAGCACTTGGAGAAGCAGGTTCTGCATTCAACGAAATGGCATTCTCGATTGAGAAAGTCACCGTTACTGCAAAGTCACGCGCTCTGAAGGCTGAGTATTCACTCGAACTCGCTCAGGACCTTAAGGCAATTCATGGTCTGAATGCTGAAGCGGAATTGGCAAACATTCTCTCAACCGAGATTCTTGCTGAAATCAACCGTGAAGTCATTAGAACCGTTTATAACATTGCTAGACCTGGTGCTCAAGCAAACACTGCTACTGCCGGTACTTTTGACCTCGATGTTGACTCCAATGGTCGTTGGTCTGTTGAGAAGTTTAAGGGTCTTATTTTCCAAATCGAGCGCGATGCCAACGCTATCGCCCAGCAGACTCGTAGAGGGAAAGGTAATATGATTCTTTGCTCCGCAGACGTTGCTTCGGCACTTGCGATGGCAGGAGTTCTTGATTACACCCCAGCACTCAACGCAAACCTGAATGTTGATGATACCGGCAATACTTTTGCTGGCGTCCTTCAGGGTAAGTATAAGGTTTATATTGACCCATATTCGGCAAACGTTGCTCCTAATCAGTTCTACGTTGTTGGTTATAAGGGTTCTTCCCCTTATGATGCTGGACTATTCTACTGCCCTTATGTTCCTCTCCAAATGGTTCGTGCCGTTGGTGAGAACACCTTCCAACCCAAAATCGGATTTAAGACCCGCTACGGCATGGTCGCCAATCCATTCGCTGAGGGTCTTGAGCCAGGTCTTGGGCGTCTTCAAGTTAACGCAAACCGTTACTACAGAAGAGT